CTGGTCCCTTGACTAGGCGGTTTTACCTGCACGTATGTGCAGGCCGGATAAGGCACTACGTGCAGTACTAAACCGGAGTGTGTGTAGTCGGCCGACCACAGGGCTTGACTTTAAACTGGAGGCTGTATGCATTCCATTGAGAGACTTTACCGTTATGACCGCGGTATCGTAACCATTGGTGGGCCTCGGTCAAAGGCTATCGTCCTGTACGCCTTAAAACGTGTACTAGAGTCGCAGGGACTTGAACTGGATGATGGCATCGACAACAAATCTGTCTGGTCAACGGAGGCGTTGTTCGAGCGGCTGGAGGAATTTGGCCGGCCGTTGAGGCTTGAGGTGGATAAGCATCAGTGGGCCTGGGCGTATAAGCAAACGCTTAAAGCGTTCGGGTGCAAAGGACAGAAACTGAGTATTCTGCGAAGTGAGGAGGACTTCCTTGATGCGATAAAGCCATCAAAGTCAGCGGGACTCCCCACTCTGCGGAGGAAAGGCGAAGTCTTTAAACAAGAGCTAAAGCGCATGCAGCGGATCAAAGCCGATGTGTGCGCCCCACCTCCATGTCTGGCGTTCCATCGCGTCCAGCATGGGGATAAGGGCCCAAAGACTCGATTGGTGTGGGGTTACCCTTTATCAATGACCCTACTTGAAGCCCAGTTCGCCAAACCGCTCATTGATAACTTTTTGAAAATTCAAAGTCCTATGGCTTTTGGCTATAGGAAAGCCGACCTGTGGGCCCGCATTATTCCTCTCACGAGGGCAAAAAGGGTGCTTGCGTTGGACTACTCAAAGTTCGATAGCAGCGTCCACCCCAGGTTAATCATGATGGCGTTCAGTGTGCTAGCGACGTGGTTCACAGCCGCTGATCGCAGAGAAGGGCGGTGGGATAAGCTGGTTCATTACTTTATTCACACTCCGATACTTATGCCGGATGGGTTCGTGTACAGGAAGCACCAAGGCGTCCCAAGTGGTAGCTATTTCACACAACTTGTGGATAGCATTGTTAACTATTTCCTGCTGCAGTGCCTATCCTATGGTTTCGGAGGCAACACCAGCTGTCTCGTCCTGGGCGAT